AGTTTGTACAGGTTGCTAACAGAGAATCAGTACGTGACACATTGTATGAAAACAGAATTAACCCACTAACATTTATTCCAGGTAGTGGCTTAACTAACTATGGTAACAAAACTGTTGCAGGTGCTACATCAGCACTAGACAGAATTAACGTATCACGTTTAGTTGCTTACTTACGTGAGAAATTAGAAGCAGTTGGTAAAACATTTATGTTTGAACCAAATGACACAATTACACGTAACGAAGTTAAAAACGCAGTAGAACAGTTATTAAACGATGTTACTGCTAAACGTGGTATTTACGATTACCTAGTTGTTTGTGATGAAACAAACAATACACCAGCAAGAATTGATAGAAATGAACTTTATATTGATATTGCTATTGAACCAACTAAAGCAGTTGAGTTCATCTATATTCCAGTAAGAATTAAAAATACTGGCGAAATAGAAGCAGGTAATGTATAAAATAGTATAATCATTATATACGCAGATAATGGCACTTCGGTGCCATTTTTTGTGATTGCAAGATGATAAATATTAGCATAACCAAGAAGGAGAATTAAAAATGGCGGTTTCATCTTTAACAAGAATGACTGTTCCTTTAGCGAGTGATCAGAGTGCTAGTACACAAGGCTTATTAATGCCTAAACTCAAATATCGCTTTAGAACGGTATTTGAAAACTTTGGTGTATCTACACCAAGAACTGAGCTAACAAAACAAGTCGTAGACTTTACTAGACCATCTGTGAGTTTTGACGATATCACTATCGATCTTTATAACTCAAAAATGAGAATGGCTGGTAAGCATACTTGGGAAGATGCTACAGTTAATTTACGTGACGACGCAGGCGGCAATGTTTCTAAATTAGTTGGTGAACAACTACAGAAACAGTTTGACTTTATGGAACAATCATCAGCTTCAGCTGGTATTGACTATAAATTCATTACACGTTGCGAAGTGTTAGATGGTGGTAACGGTGCTAACGAACCAGTAGTTTTAGAAACATGGGAACTATATGGTTGCTACTTAACAACTGTTAACTATAACGACTTAACATACGCGACGTCTGAACCAGCAACGGTTACACTAAACATTAGATTTGATAACGCAGTACAAACACCATTATCATCAGGCGTTGGTACAGGCGTTGGTAGAGCACTAGGTACTGTAGTTACAGGCTAATAGACTATGGCAGGCTTCTTCGATAATGTTCTGAAGGGCTTCCTAGGTAGCGACTATCTAAAAGATTATAGACATGCCAGCAAGACTTTCAGGTCTGCTGGTTATGGTCTAGCACCTAGAAAGAAGTATCTCTTCCATGTATATTTCAATGTTAATACTACTGAGATACCAGGTCTTACGAAGTTATTTGGTGCTAGAGACAGTTCACGTATTAGTGTACTAACGAAATCAGTACAATTACCCAACTATACGTTTGATGTTGAAACTATGCAACAATACAACAGAAAGCGTAACATTCAAACAAGAATTAATTACGAACCAGTAAATATTGATTTTCACGATGATTCAAGTGATATTGTGAGATCATTATGGTTTGCTTACTATAATTATTTTTATAAAGACCCAAGCCAAGCATACGGTGGTAATCAATCTACACAATCTACAAATAGTAGCTCAGGTGGTGTGTTTTCAGATATGATCAGTGGACTTATCCCTAATGATATTAGTGGTATACTACCTGGAGGCTTAGGCGGATTATTTGGTGGTTCCAGCGGAGGCGGTGGCGGCCGAGGAAATGCCGATGACCAAAATCGTAGAGATATTTATGAAAATGATAGAATAGGTAATGATTGGGGATACATGGGTGAGGGTGTAGGCGGTGCTACAAACAAACCTCAATTTTTTAAAGATATTACAGTTTACGGATTTAATCAACACAGTTTTGTTTCATATACACTGGTAAACCCGATCATCACAGACTTTAGACATGACACCTATGATTATTCAGCGGGTGGGGATACAATGACTCACGGAATGACTATCAAATATGAGTCAGTGAAATATGGTAGTGGTGCTATCGGTACTAGCCAAGTTCCAGGATTTGCTTCACCAGAATATTATGATAACGAGCCTAGCTCACTAAGCCGACCAGGGTCAACTAACTCCTTCTTTGGCCAAGGCGGTCTATTAGATGCAGGTGTAGGAGCATTTGAGGATTTAAGTTCAGGTAATTTATTAGGTGCCGCAGTTAAAGGTGCTAGAGCAGTTTATACTTACAAGAAAATGGAAAGTCCTAGCGACACATTTAAAGAAGAAATAAACTCAGAAACTAAAAAAGCAATTGGTGGATTGGGCGGTAATGAAAGAGCAGGCGGAGGATTTGCTTTTAATAAACCTAAAAGATCTGCACCTACTAGAGCAGAAGTAATTAGCCAACGTGCAGGATCATTAGCGCCAGTACCACAAGGTACATCTACAGCAGTAACAGGTTCTAGAGCAACAAGCAACGGACAAAATGTTGGTATAGCATCAGCAATGGCTGTTGATCTTGAGGCCGAGGTAATATCAAACCAAGAAGAAATACTTAATCCGCCTAACTGGCCTGAAGGCACTGTACTAGAAAGAAGAACTACATTAGAAGATGTTGATTTATCTGCAGGAGCAATAGCCGCGGCTAATTCAAATGCAGGAGCAGGAGCCGCAGGTGTATCTGGAACTGTAGGAAGACTTATAAGACAAGATGTTTATATAAGACCCGATGGTACCAAATATACAGCAACTCCAGAAATTAGCGAAGATATTGATTTAGATGCTGTAGCAATTATGGCTATTGCAAATAAACCAAATAGTCAGGTTAAACTAAAAACAGTTAATTCTCCATCGAATCCTGGATTGTTATCTAGCCCTACACCAGTAAATATTCAAACCACTAATTCGGTTAAGGTTAAATAAAGTTATGGGAACAGTTAACGTAAAAAAATCAACTACTGATTCATCTATAATCTTATTTGACAATTTCTATAAACGAGAAATTAAAGTAGATTCAGCGGACTACGATATTGTACGCAGTTACTTTAAATCAATATATCAAGACGCTGATATTGCTGATGATTTTACAGCAGTACTATTTCAAATTGCTCAAGGATATGAACGTGATGTTCATGAACTATTAGAAGAAATGAAAGGGCAAGATGGAGTAACTGTTAATGCTACACTAGCATATTACCTTAACGGTTTAAGATCAAAAGCAACTCTACTTGGCGTCACAGCAGTTCAACAACCAAATATCTATGCCGCCAGAAATGTGCAGGTGTAGTAGATGGCAAGATTCCACAAAGGTAAATTCACTGTAAAAAACATGGACAAATATGTAGGTAGTAAGATGCCTACGTATAGATCTAGTTGGGAAACGGCCTTTATGCAGTTCTGTGATACCCATCCTAGCGTGGTCAAGTGGGCTAGTGAATGTGTTAAAATCCCTTATATACACCCGTTTACAGGCAAACAAACAAATTACATTCCTGACTTTTTAGTCCAGTACCGTGACAAAACAGGTAAATTAATAACAGAGCTGGTAGAAATTAAGCCTAAGAATCAGAGCATAGTTGAAAGTAAAAATCAAAACCGTCGACTAGCAGAAACAGTAGCAATTAATCATGCTAAATGGGAACAGGCTCAGCGTTGGTGTAAACAAAACGGACTACGTTTTAGAGTAGTTACAGAAGAAGACATTTTTAGAAGTGGTGCGAGATAATGACAAAGAAACTAGAAGAGATCTTTAATTTAGATCCAAAAGAAGATGAAGTAGATGTAACGGAACCTTTGCCTCAAGAAGAGACTAAGGCTAAACCACAACTACCTCAAGAAACACTGTCAAACATAGAAAAGATTGAAGATGCACTGCCTAGCGTTAAAGGACTAGAAGCAGGTGACAATGAAATGGATGAGTTAGCGGAGATTGCTAAAAACTCATACAAAGACTTAATGGACTTGGGCATGAATGTTGATAGTCGCTTTTCATCAGAGATATTTGGTGTTGCTAGTGGTTTATTAGGACATGCTATCACAGCAAAGACAGCAAAAATAAACAAAAAACTACGCATGGTTGATCTACAACTTAAAAAAGCACAGTTAGATCAAAAAGAAAGACAACTCGCACTGAAAAAAGGTGAGGATAACGTTGAAGAAGGACAAGGCATGGTATTAGATCGCAATGAGTTACTCAAAGAATTGCTTAAAAAAGATGAGCCAAAAGAGTAATACTAGCATAAATACTGCCATAGGGGAATAAAATTATGAATAAAACATTTAAGCAATATTTAACAGAGTCAAGTCAAACTTACTCTTATAAAATTAAAGTTGCAGGCGGCTGTGATGCTGAATGCGTTAAACACATGGAAGAACAATTAGGTCGTTATGACATTATTAAAATGACAGAACCTAAAACAACTCCAGTTATGGAAGATCCATTAGACTTTCCAGGTGTTAAAAACATGGAAGTTTGCATGTTTGAAGTTGAATTAAACTATCCAGCTTCAGCAGATGAACTTTACCAAATGCTTGAGCAGTGTACACAGAAACCTAAATCACAGATCAAAGTTATTTCAAAACACTTTGCTGATAGTTGGGAAAACAACGAAGGTGCAGAACCTGAAGAAGGTCCACTATTAGAGAAAGATTATCCTGCAGAAACTAAAGAACAAAAAGAAGCAAAAGAAAAACATGCAAAACCAGAAGATCATATTGAAAATTCAGGTGATGCTAAATTCGAAGTAGCAGGAGGCACAACCCCTAGTGCTGAAACTACTAACGACTTACCTCAGGGCGACAAGAGTCCAGTGGGTAGTACTGAAAATAAGAAGCCAGAAGTTAAATCGGCGGCGAGATAAGAGGACTAAACAATGGACATGCAAAACGTATTAGACAAATTAAAACAAATTGAAAATCCTACAGAGGATACAGCGGCGGCTATTAAGTCAGCAGAAGCAATGACTAAAGCCCCTGAACCAGCAGTAGCTGAATCAGTTCCAACCACAGCAACGGGCGAAGGAACATACACAGAATATAAACCAGCTGAACCAGCAGACTATGCTAAACTAGCAGGTATTCCAACAATGGCAGTACAAACTGAACCAACTAACGAATCAGTAGAAACAGAAGAAGAAGTTTTAACTGAATCAGTTGAGGAAGAAGTTGTTGAAGAAGAAATTGAAGTGCATGAAGATGATGCACAAGAGGAAGAAGTTATTGCTGAAGGTCCAACACGTAAAGATTTTCAAATGGTAGCAGACTTAATTAAAAATGCTGAACCTGCTAAGAAAGCAGAACTAGCACAGCATCATGCAGATGTTTTTGCTAAACAGAATCCACGCTTTGATAAACAAAGATTTATGGCGGCATGTGGTGTTGAAGAATCAGTAGAAGAAGCATATGATCCAAATCATGTTGCTGGCATCATTAAAAAACACGAAGCCAATGGTCATGAAGTTGAAATGGATCCATACAAAGACGACGAAGCAGGATTTACTGTAACATTTAAAGATGGTTCACGTAGACACTATCACTATACTAAATCAGGCGTAAAAGTTGATTCATTAGAACCAGTTGACGCAATAGTTGATCCAGACGCTCCTAAGAGAGAACGTGGTCGTCCTAAGAAAGAGGCTGTTGAAGAAGTTGAAGTAGATGAATTAACAAGACAGTTTGAATCAAAACTTTCTGACTTACTTCCTGAAGAAGAAGTAGTTACAGAATCAGCAGAACAAATTAACGAAAGTATTAATGTAAGTCAAACAATCAATGATGAAGGACAAGAGTCAGTTAACATTAACGCTCAAGGTAATCCAGAACACATTGATATGGTCAAACAGTTACTACAATTAGCTGGTCAACCTAGAGGCTATGAAGAGTATACAGGCGAGCCAGAAGCAGAAGAAGCAAACGAAGAACTTGCTAATGCTCCTGATGTTAAAGTTGCTGACGTTGACACACAGTTAAACAAACAGTCAGGTGGTTTAAATGGTCCTAAAGACAAGTCAGCACTACGTGGTGACAGTGTTAAACTACACGACAGCAAAGATTTAGAAGAAAGCCTTTTAGACTTATACAAAGAATACAAAGGTAGTTAATACCATGCTTGTTCGTGAAGTATTAGAACGACCTAACACTGTAGAACAAGCGTTCCAGTATCACATTGACAAAAATATTCCTATCAGGGAGAATATATTTCGCCCTGGTAGTGACAACTACTTTGAGTTGTTTAACTATGCTAGACAACAATTTAACGAAGGTCATTATCAGCCTGATTGGGAAGATCAAGAAATATTAGAATCAAATATTGGTCAAGTCGTTACTCTTAAAAACGGATACAAAGTACCGTTAGATCAACCGTTCGCAGACGATGCAGTATCAGAAGCAGAATATCAAGGCAGAAAAGTAGAACTCAATAAACCTAAACGTGGTGGCAGTAAAAAATTCTACGTTTATGTTAAAAATCCTAAAACAGGTAAAGTTAAAAAAGTACAATGGGGTGACACAACAGGACTTTCAGTTAAGTCAGGTGATCCAGAAAGAGTTAAGAGTTTTGTAGCAAGACATAATTGTAAACAAAAGAACGATAAAACAAAAGCAGGCTATTGGGCTTGTCGTACGCCAAGATATAAAAGTTTAGGAGTCAAGGGTGGACAATGGTGGTAAGCCATATACTGACAAAGATAACATAAGAACTTTTAGTCAGGATGTTGAAGAACAAGAACTAGTTTGGCACAGAGATCATAATACTAGACTAGTAGAAGTAAAACAGGGTAAAGGTTGGCAAATACAGTTAGACAATAGTTTGCCAGTTAATCTACAAGAAGGCGAAGCAGTAGTGATACCAAAAGAAACATATCACAGACTTCTTAAAGGTACAACAGATTTAGTGGTTGAAATAACAGAATATGAGAGCTAAACAATTTATTACTGAACGAAATAAACAAGGTAAAGCAGTACCTACACATGATGCGGCATCGCCGGGTGCAATGACCTCAACTAATGCTGATAGGTATTATGGCTTATATCGTGCTAGTATGTTAATGGGACGTTACCCAGAAGCATTAGATGATATTGATTTAGAATCTGCTATGGGTAATAAAATGTTTATTGGCACATACACTCAAGAAGAAGCAGAAATGTACAAAGAAGCATGTAAGGCTATGGGCATACACGCAGAAGATATGATCAAAGGCCCTAGTAGTGAACCAGAAGATACAAACAAACAATCAACTATTCAACCATTTAAAGGATACCCTAGATGAAATGTAAATACTGTGGCTGTGCCTCACACTGTGGCCAGAGTTGCACTAACTGCTGGAACTGTCCAGACTGTCATTGTCATGATTGCGAAACAGATGTTACAGCAATAAACTACAACGACGACACTGACGCAAGAGATTAATAATGTTTGAATACAAAGTTTACATACAGAGAGTAGTTGACGGAGATACTGTTGACGTGGATATCGATTTAGGATTTGGCGTTATACTTAAAAAAGAACGTGTTAGAATCATGGGCATTGATACTCCGGAATCAAGAACAAGAGACAAAGTAGAAAAGAAGTTTGGTCTAGCAAGTAAAGCAAGACTAAAAGAAATACTAGGTAAAGAAGCAGTATTAGTATGCAAGGAATACGACGCTAAAGGTAAGTTTGGCCGTGTTTTAGGTGATTTTACTACAAATGATGGACGTATGGTAACAGACGTTCTAGTAGAGGAAGGTCATGCTGTAGCATACTTTGGCGGCTCAAAAGATGAAATACAGGCAAAACATCTTGTCAATAGAGAAAAACTATTACGAGAAGGTAAAGTTAAGTTATGAGATTTCAAGAAATTTTAGAAGCACATCCTAACAGCAAAGTCTATGACAAATGCTGGAAAGGTTATAAAAAAGTTCCTGGCAAAAAACGTGGTGAACCAGGTTCATGTGTTAAGGAAGAAAACCTAGATAATTGTAAACACGGCAAGTATTACTGCTCTACAGACAAAAAGTGGAAGTGTCGCCAAGGACCTAAACAATCACGCAGTTAGTACAGCATTCTAGTTGAACTAAAAAATCAGCATATCTAAAAAACCATATAAGTAATACAAACACTTATAAGGAAACAGCATGAAGTTCGACTCAGTAAAATTTAAACTCTATTATGATTTTGTTCTAACACAAGTCTATCCTGAACCAGAATCAGATTATCATAAAATCACTACACGAGAAATATATGATATTATGATTAAACCACTTAAACTTAAAAAGACAGCAAAAATATTAGATGTGGGCTGTGGTCCTGGCTACTTCTTGGATATTATGAAAGAAAACAAATATAAAAATGTTGTTGGGACTACAGGGTCACAAGAAGATATTACTATATGTGAAGACAAAGGACACACAGTACGCCAAGAAGATATTAGTTTCCTATCAGACAAAGATGAATCATTAGACTTTATATTTTGTAGACAAGTTTTAGAACACTCGCCATTTCCTTATATTACACTACTAGAGTACAATAGAGTTTTAAAACAAGGTGCTAAAATTTATATTGAAACACCACAACCTGGTTGCACAAGAAATCATGAAGGTAATCCAAATCATTATTCAATCTTAACAGATCGTATGTTAATGAACTTGATAGTTAGAGCAGGATTTGATATTGAAACATCAAACAATTTAGAATCAAATGCACTAGATAAAAAGACCAACGAAGAGTTTGTTGAGAGAAGTTACGGCATAGTAGCAGTTAAAAAACGACCAATCGACGTTAAATAATAGTATGAACATTGAAGAACTTAAACACTTAGCAGGTGTAAATAACACTCCTACAATGGGAGAAAATATAAGTCACACTGCCTCCGAGAAGTCTGCATACATGAAGAAGCATGGCATACAGCCAGGCACACCTGAGTGGTTTAAGTTGTGGTTTGCACAACCAAAGCTCACTGGTGAAAACCCAATGCCAAGGAAATAATATGGCTAAGTCATTAGACGGCGTATTAATTAAAAAAGCACACAAGAAACAAGAATTCACTAAACAACAGTTAGATGAGTTTAGGAAGTGTGTTGATCCTAAAACAGGCCCAATGTATTTTATGAGTAACTTCTTTACCATACAACATCCTGTGCATGGTAGCATGAAGTATTCTCCATACGAATATCAAGAACGTCTAATAGAAGCATATCACAACAACAGATTTAGTATATCAATGATGCCTAGGCAAACAGGTAAGTCAACATCAGCCGCGGGTTATTTGTTATGGTATGCTATGTTCAATTCAGATGCTACAGTACTAGTGGCCGCACACAAATATGCAGGTGCCCAAGAGATTATGCAACGTGTTCGTTATGCTTACGAAAGTTGCCCTGATCATATACGTGCAGGTGCTGTTAGTTATAACAAAGGCTCAATAGAATTTGACAACGGAAGTCGTATTGTAGCACAGACAACAACTGAAAACACTGGTCGAGGTATGTCTATATCAATGCTATACTGTGACGAGTTTGCTTTTGTGAGGCCTACTATTGCCCGTGAGTTCTGGACTTCAATATCGCCTACACTGACCACTGGTGGTAAAGCAATTATTACATCAACACCTAACTCAGATGAAGATCAATTTGCTCTATTATGGAAACAGGCCAACAAGTGTGAGGACTCACATGGTAATCCTACAGAATTGGGCGTCAACGGCTTTAAGGCATATAGATCATATTGGAATGAACATCCAGATAGAGATGAGAAGTGGGCAGAAGAAGAACGTGGCAAACTAGGTGATGAACGTTTCCGTCGTGAAATGGATTGTGAATTTATTATCAATGATGAAACACTGATAGCCCCTACAAAGTTAATTGATCTGCAAGGTATAGAACCTATTGAACAAATGGGACAGGTACGTTGGTATGAAAAACCTAAAAAAGGTGATATGTATGTAGTATCCTGGGATCCTAGTCTAGGTACAGGTGGTGACTATTCAGCTATGCAGGTTATTAACGCTAATACAACAACACAGGTAGCAGAATGGAAACACAATAGAACTACTATACCTGAACAGGTTCGTGTGTTTGTTGAAATTATTAAACACATTAACGAGTCTGTAGAAGATCAAAACTCAATATACTATTCTGTGGAAAATAATACTCTAGGTGAAGCGGCCTTGATCAGTTTAGCAGAGTATGGTGAGGACAACATACCAGGCATATTTTTAAGTGAAACTAAAAAGATGGGTACTGGTAGACGTTTCCGTAAAGGATTTAACACTACTAACAAGTCAAAAATATCAGCATGTGCTAAGTTTAAGAACTTAGTAGAGTCAGGCAAGTTTAAGATTAAGTCAAGACCTTTGGTCAGTGAACTTAAAAACTTTGTAGCACATGGTACTAGTTATGCGGCCAAACCTGGAGAGCATGATGACCTAGTCATGGCTACTGTGCTAGGTGTGCGTATGCTACAACAACTACAAGAATACCACAAAAACATAGGTGATAATTTACGTGATCATGATGACGACATAGTAGAACCTTTGCCGTTTATTATGATCTAAGATAAATACACTTATGATATCATTAGAAACTACAAGACAAAAATTATACGATTTACTAGTTGCTAAGAGTTTTGATTTAACTACTCGAGACGCAAAAGGTAAAGAAACGTCAGATCCTACACAAGCAGACCTATTCTCTTTTAACTACAAAGTTGGTGATAATAACTACGGTACAGTGGTTGTTACTATTAATCCATCAGGTGAGTTAGAAGTATTTTACGGTGATGTGCTTGGTAAAGGTATGGATTCAGAAGATAAAACTGATTGGTATGATTTCTTATATCAATTAAGACACTTTGCTAAACGTAACATGTTAGAGTTTGCTCTTAAAAACATGAACAAACTAAAGTATGCTATGCAGACTATGGCACAGGTCACTGAATCTAAATACTATGGATTTAAGAAGACATCATATACAAAACCTACCAAAGAAGCAAAACTTAAAATAGTACATTCAAAACCAATTGATGAAGAACAAGGTGACCAACGTTATAGAAATGTAGCGGCCTTATTTGTAGAAACATCAGAGGGTGAGCGTTTCAAACTACCATTTACTAAACTATATGGTGGTCGTGCTATGGCAAGACACGTATCAGAAGGTGGTAATCCATATGACGCATTTGGTCAATACATTTGTGAATTAGTCAGTGATATTAATACATTAAGCACTTTTACAAGATATGCTCGTGGGCATGAATGGCAAGACTCAGAAACAGCAGGTCTAGCAGAACGTGGCCTTAGACACTTTGGGGACATTAAACGTAAAGTTAAGTCAATGATTGGTAAACGTGGATATCATAAAGCATTTGAAGAATTTAGCACTACAGACAAACCACAACAAGAAGTTGTAGAACGTGTGCGTGAATTATTCACAGAAAGATTATTAGATCAAAGAGTAGAGTCAGCAATACCAGTGTTGGCTAAACTTGAACTAGAGGGTAAGTCAATGAAAGAAATTAACGAATTTGAACAGTGGGCAGAAGACATGTCCTACGACGTAAACGAAGGATTTGATCCAGAGTCATATGAAAAAGAAATTGAATATGAATTTGCTGGTGACGACGGTGAGCCAGGCTACGGTCATATACAATGTATGGTTAATGTAGTTGATGGACGTCCAGTGGTAGATCCTAAATCACTAAAAGCAACATGTAACGGTGATGGTAATAACAAACTAACAGACGAATGGTGTACTAGCATGGTACAACCAGGTGGTGAAGAACATGAAGAAGCACTGTTAGCATGTCAAGAAGAAGCTGACGATGAATGGGCATCAAGAGATGTTGACGTACCAATGGAAGATGCTGAATTAGACGAAGGCAAAATGAAAGGCCTAGCATTAGATATGGAAGAACTATCAGACGAAGAGTTTGAAGAAAAGTATCAAAGCAAAAAGTCTGATTGGCAAGAAGTACAAAACAAAGACTTAAGAATGGATCCTGATCAACCAGCATACATTAAGAAAATGAAAGATGTTGCAGGTGTATTAGCGGCCGAAGGTGAAGAAGATGATGAAATAGAACCATTTAGCTCAGATGACTATGATGAGTATGGTGTACGTCAATCAACATCATTCAACACTCCGCCAGAAAAAATGAAAAAAGTTAAAGAAGAATACGCACCTTCAGTAGGTGATCTAATTGTTACAGGCAAAGGTACTCGAGGTACAGTTGAGACAGTAACAGATGAAGCAGTTGAATTTAGAACAGAAACTGGTAAACTGTTAAGAACTGCTGTTTCAAATGTACAACCAGATGCTGTAAACGAAGAAGACTTTGAAGAAGGTAACGAATTTACACTAGCTCTTGCTAACGCTAAACGTGATGGCAAAAAAGAGTTTGAAGTAGATGGTAAAGTATACAAAGTAGAAGAAAACTACGCTGAGAGATTAAGAACATTAATCAATTGGTAAACATGTAATTGACATACCCTCAAAGAAAGCACATAATTTAGTTTATGTGCTTTTTTTATGACCATTTGGTAAAATATACCAATATTATCGTTGACGGGATAAATAAATTATATTACACTATTATAGTGTTTTATTAGGCACATTTTAAGGCAAAACATTATGGCACATAAAGGAGAAATACACTATGGCAAGTTTAGCAGATATTAGAGCAAAATTACAGGCCGCGGAAAACAACCAAGGTCAACAAAATCGTTCAAGTGGCGGTGATAACGCAATTTATCCACACTGGAACATCAATGAAGGTACATCAGCAACAATTAGATTCCTACCCGACGCTGATCCAAACAACACATTCTTTTGGCAAGAACGTAACATGATACGTTTACCATTCAACGGCGTTAAAGGTGAAATGGATAATAAAAACGTATTAGTTCAAGTTCCATGTATTGAAATGTGGGGTGAGTCATGCCCAATTCTAGCAGAAGTTAGAACATGGTTTAAGGATTCATCACTAGAAGAAATGGGTCGTAAGTATTGGAAGAAGAAGTCTTATATATTTCAAGGCTTTGTTAGAGAGAATCCATTAGCAGATGATACTACACCAGCTAATCCAATTAGACGTTTTATTATGAGTCCTCAAATCTTTACTATTATCAAGTCAAGTTTGATGGATCCAGACATGGAAGAATTACCAACAGACTACAATGCTGGACTAGACTTCCGTGTAACTAAAACACAAAAAGGTGGTTACGCTGATTATACAACTTCAAACTGGGCTAGAAAAGAGTCAGCATTGTC